CGTGATCGAGCAGGTGCCGCGTTGGATGCTTTTAAGTGTCCCGGCTGCGCCAGCCCCAAGCGACACTGTTCTATTCGCAAGCGGAACCTGCGTCCAGAGGGCGACAGGAGATAGTTCGCGGCCCATTAGGCGGTGATCCTATTCACGAAGCCGACAATACCGATCACGCTCGCGGACGCCGCAAACGCGGTGACGACCGCCGACCCGTTCATCGGAATCCCCTGCACGACCGGGACAAGCCCTGACTCTGCGGGGATCGTGAGTTCGATCGTGTCCTTGGCCGCCACACCCCCAAACTCAATCGTGAGCTTCCGATCCGTCCCGTCGGTGTTGTGCGCCCATATCCATATCTCGTCAAGGTCCGTCGCCCCAGTCGTGTGGATCGCCGTGCCCACGGTGGCCGTCGCCACTACTAGAATCGGCTTGTTGTTCGTCGATCCCGAGAGAATAACCTTGCTAAATGTCGCCATGCTGTCCTCAACTAAACACTGCTACCCCGAGAATAATCTGATCGCTATCCCCACTCAATGATGCGGGGGCGGTGTGAATATGATCCCGTCGCGCCGCCACCAACGCTGTCCCCGGTCCCGCCGTCCCTAATGCCGCCGGGTTCGTGGTATCAAAGAGCGCCTGATCCGTCCGTGTCGTCTCCCCGTTGCCAATCGCAAACACACTCAAGAGACCAGACCCCGGCGCCGTCGCCTTCGAGGCCAGCCCGTGTAATGTCGTCGTCGCGTCCAGGTCGGTGTTGTCCGACGGGGCCGCGAGGTCGTCCAGTTGTATCGGGTCGCCCCCGCCGGATTCGTGCGTCGGGGCGTGGATCGCAATCCCGCCACCACCTCCGGCCGACCCCGCCCCGGTGGTGGAGCCACTGGTGGCCTGCCGGGTGTCGCGGCTGTGGGTGTCCGCAAGGTGGAACCGAAGATCGGATAACAGCTGCTCGGCCCGCTGCTGGTATTCTTTCGCGAGTCCGGTTTTTTCCTTCTTGAGCAACTCCTCCGAAATGACAAACCAGGAGAGAATGTCGTGGAACGACTCAGCGAAGGCGGGAGAATCGCCGCTCGTCAGATCCGAGAGGCTCGTCCACCCGTCCGCTTCGAGGGTGTACGCGCTCGTCGGTTGAGTGTCGAGCATCACCTTCACCGACGTGGTGGTATAGGACTCCGCCGACCACTCCAGTGGCTCCCCGGTGTTCGGCTGCCGCGTCCTGATGGTATTGACGCTCACCTCATCAAGCACCCGGATCGCCGTGGCCGTCGTGATGTCTCTAATCCGGTCTATCTTCTCGATGCTGGTGAACGTGACATTCTGCGAGCCGATCGAGGTCGATCCCGTCCGCGAGACAAACCGGGTCGCGTCCATCCCGAGCGACGACGTGATCCGCTTATAGTGCCGGTTGATCGAGTTCCCGACACGAGTCGTCGCCTCCGTGCTGGTCAGGCTGCAATAGTCCTTGACCTGCGTTTGGAGTTCGGCAAATGTCACAGCTCTTTGCCCCGCATGATCCGCGCCTCACGCCGCTCACGCCGGTCCTGTTGATACTCCGCGCTCTTCATGTGCGCCAAATGCTCCCGCCCTTCGCGGGTTTCCGACTCGTCATACATGTCCGTCCAACGCGTCAGCCCACGCCGCTTGCACTCCCGGTTGATCTCAGTGTAGGAGTCATACCGCCGGGGCGTGCCGTCCGTGTTGCACAGCCCGTGGTGAATCCACACCCCGCCAGGGATCTCATCGCCTCGCACGGACACGCCAAACGACCACAGCCGCTCCGTCGCCGCGCCGCAGGTGCAGTCGGGATACTCCCCCGCGTTCTCGGTGAACACGTCAATCCGCACCGCCTTGCACTCCGCGCAGATCGTGTCGATCAGAATCTTCATGCCCCGCCATCCGCCTGTCTGCGGTCGATTCTGGGCGCCGCTTCCCATCCCGCATTGGATATTTCAGGGGTTTCGATCTCTGTCGGCGGCCCACCCTGCGGCTCGCTCCCCTGCGGAGGCATCCCCGTCATCGCGGACTGCCAGAGTTTCGTCGCGGCCGAGAGGTCGTCGGGGGTCGGCCCCTGCCCCGTCCGCATCAGCATGGCCAGGAACATCACATTGTTCAGGTCTTCCGCCTTGCTCACGCTCACTTTGATCGGCTCCGGCCCCTTCGGCTGCGGGTCAATCACGACCTTGGCCGGGTCCACCCCGCTTAGTTCCCAGATCTCCGCGATCACTTCCTTCGGGTTCACATAGCCCGACTGCGCCGTCAGGTTCAGTGCGCGGGTCAGTTGCTCGATACGCTGATTCGCGTCGAGGAGCACCGTGGAGTCCACCCGCACGGCGTAGGTGAATTCACCGGCGATCTGCGTCCGGTCCCACGTCTGAATCCGCTGCTGCCCCTCGTCCCCGATACTGGCGCCGATCTCCTCCGGCAACTCGAAATTGCCATAGAGCGACAGCAGCCCCGCGAGGCATTCCGTGATCCCCACGAAAAACCGCGTGACCTTGTCTCGCTCCTGTCCCACGCGGGTCGAGAAGTTTTGCTGGATGATCCGCGCTTCTGAGGCCGAGCGTTCCCCGCTGGCAAAGCCCCCCGCCTGATTCGTCCCCACCTGCCAGATTTCGGTCAGGTCGGAGTTCACCACGCGGTCAAACTCGAATTTCTCCTGCGGGAAGGACGCCCGCGCCACTTCCCCAACCGCCCGATCTCCCGGCCCGTTGGTGCCGATAAAGCCCTGGAATGTGCCCTTCTCCAGCAGCGAGCGCGTCCCCGGCCCCACACGGTTCGTGTCGAACCACCTGAGCGGGATCGAGTGCTTCCGCTGTTGCACCATCGCATCCCGCGAGGCTTCCAACTCATCGACCTGAAACCGGCCGACGGTCGAGTCCGACGGAGGCAGCCCATCGTCAGAGATATACGTGAGGGTCAACACGCGGATCGGGAGCGTCAACACGCCCACCATGCCGCCGCCCTCGATCCGGCGCTGCCCGGTGTATTCCTCGTTGATCACCGGCTCGTCGATCCCATCGACAAACACGACCCGCTGGATCGCCTTGAAGGAGGTTTCTTCCGGGTGGTAATAGTGCCGCCAGTAGAAGACTTCGGTGAAGTTCACCACGTCGGTGTCGCGAAACTTTGTCGTGTCGGTGTTGAGGCTATTGCTCGTGCCGCCAGACCGCTTGTCGCCGGACAACGCCTCGTCCTTCACTGAGTCGTCCAGGCCGAAGGCGGACTGTGCCTGCGTCCAGGTCTTCCGACCGTCATGCCCCAACCACAAGGATTGGCTGTAATTGCTTCTCGTGAAATCCGCAGGGACCAACAGATCCGCTGGGCTGATCCGGTCGCAGGGGTAGCGCACATCGACGACATGCTCTACCTGGGTCATGGGAATCCTTATCTCGCCCGCCATGACTTGCATCTGAATATCAGGGGGGAGGGTGGCGATGTCCACCTCGGGCACCTCCCGCATCTCCGTGCGCTTCTCACACCCGACGATGATCGCGCCAATTCCCGAGGCGTTGACCACGTCCGCGAGCACTTCCTCGATGGCCGTCCCGACGCTTTCCTGGTGGATCGTGTCGTTCAACACCCGTCCAAACACCGGCACCGCCGCCCGGAACGCGTCCTGCTTTGGTGTGAGCCTGACTTCGGGGGTCTGGGAAAAGAGCTGCGCGATCTTGCCCTTGGTGAGCGGCCAGTCTTTATTGACCGAGACCGCCGCAGAGGTCGAGTCGAGACTCCCTGCGGTGGCATTCCCCCAGCGCGTGCTCGTCTCCGACCGCGACCCCCGACGGGCGATGACGTTCTCCTGCCACGTCGCCACGAGGTCTTCCCGACGGTCCCGAGACGCCGCGAGACGACTCCGCCACGCATCCCAGGGGGAGGTGTCGTCTGTCTGGGTGTCGTCCATTACGCGGGCATCTCCGCCCACACCTTATCGACCAGGACTTCAAACGTCGGCGCCACATCGAGCGCAAACCGCATCCGGTCTTCCGGCGTGGCCGACTTGTAGGAGAGGTGCACCTGCTCTTTCGCGTCCACCATGACGCGCACCTTCCCGCCGATGTAGGAGCCGGTCTTCAGCCGCGCGAGCCGATGAATCGTTTTCTCGGGCAGCCCCCTGGCTTGCACTTCGCGCCCGTTCTGAAACGCGGGTTTCTCCAGTTTGGAGAATAATCCCTCCTTGCGGAGTCGCGCCTGATATTCGGGGTCGCCAAGGGTAAGCTCACGACGGGGGGCGTTAGCCTCCTGCCGCTCCATCAAATCCGCCAGACGGGTCATCACCTGGGCGTTGCTCGGTTCGTCTTTGGGCTGCTCAACTTTGGGCATACAGTTCCTCTAGGGGTTGTGCGCTCGACACGGGCGCAGTGGTGAGAAGATGACGGAGTCCCACGGTATCGGCCGTCCGGTGCCGGCGCTCGCCGGCGAATTCCTCGGGGAGGGCCATGTAGTTATGACCAGGACTCAGGGATATCCCGCACGTCACGACAGAGTCAGCCCCCGCCATGAGGGCCAGACACGCCGCCGCGACCCCAGAGGATAAACAATAGGCGTCGTCCAGGTCTGTGATCCCGGCCCATTGCCCAATCCGCGCACGGTCGCCCATGCCGATCTCTGTGGCCTGATCCCAGGTCGTCCCCTGTGCCGCGAGTCTCGCCGTGGTGTGTTCGGACTGGTCGCGCATGAAGATCACGAGGTGCCCCACGTGCCGCCCCGCCGACTGCGCGAGCATCTGGGCGTGGCACCATCTCCGGGCGTCTGACCACGTATCGACATAGGGACCGTCCGTGTAACGCCGCCCATTCGTGATATAGACATCCACATCGGGCGCACTGGCGATCCCTCCATTCACCGCCAGAATCAGATCAGACGGTGTCCGCGTGATCGCTGCGAGGTCATCCCCCACCGTAGGAGACGACCCGACAACGAGAACCCGACGGCCCGTGAACGCCAGCCCACGAAGCCGTCGGAGTGTGCCCGCAAACGCACTGACTAACGTCAGCACGTCGTGTTACGTCGTCGGCTCCAGAATGCCCATCAGCATCGGGTACTGAATCTGGAAGGTCGCCACGCCCCCCGAATCAGATGATCGTGCGATGGCCCCGAGGATTCGACTCCCCTGCACCGCCGCATCGTCCACACTCCCCGCCGTCGAGGTCGAGTAGACGTGGCCGTTATCGGCAATCGTCCCCGACGTGCCGGTGAACTTCCCGGCGAGGCCATACCAGCCCCAGTTGCTCGCCACAATCGCCGCGCTGGCAATCGCACACGGGCCAAGCGTGGCCGCGAGTGTTCTGGTGGAGGCGAAGACTTCGTCATACGCGACCCAGTCATTCGCCACGGTCGAGGCCACCCCCGCGAGGTAGATGTACTCGTTACCGAGTTCGTCAAACGACCGCGCCCCGAGGGCGTTGCGCTGTGTCGTGTGAATGTCGCCGGGGTTCCCGACGACGCCCATACGTGATCCGGTCAAAAAGGCCATGACGTCCCCTTACGTGAAGAGCACGCCGCCGCGTGCGCGGTTCCGGGTTGCCAACTGTGCCACGCTGAAGATCTTCATGTTCATCATCGCGGCGTTGATGTGCTCCACCGGGGTCCGGCGCTGCCTCCAGGCAGACTTGACCACAAAGAGGCACGTGTCGTGGGTGTTATACATCCACGCGCTGTCAGTCGAACTCTGGCCCGAGAAGATGTAGTCAGCCTGCTTGAACTGCAACGCCTTAAACCCACCCGAGGCCGTCCCCGCGTTGTTCACGAAGCGCTGATTCGGCGTGAGCGCCGCCTCATACGAGGCATGAAGCGTCGCGCTCCCAACCACCACATTCGGCTGACGACCCGAGCTGCCGAAGGAGCACGAGTTCCACAGCGTCGTGTAGTCCGCGAGCAGGGTGGCCCCGGTGTCCGTGCCCCAGTCCTTGTACTGGTTCTTGAACCACGTCTCCGTCCCCGACACGATGGTGCCCACGGTGCCCGTGCCGTCCTCGGTGAACAGATCGACCAGCGTGTTGAACCCGTCCGTGCCACCAGTCGCGGCGAAAAAGGCCGTTTCCAGGGTGCGATCGTGCGTGGTCAGCGCGTTATCCACGATCGACGACACGAGATCAACCTTCTGGCTTTTCTCGGAGTTGACCGCTTCGTCGAACATCGTCCAGTTCACGGGGACCACCAGCGGCACCATCGAATAGGATGCAGCCGTGAGAATCTCCGTTTTGCTGGTGCCCGTCGCGGTGCTGTCCGTGGCGAGAAAGTCCGCCGCGGGGTTCGACTGGTAATCGAGGGTGAGCTGGAGCGTTGCGCCGCCGTTGATCCGCTTGACGCCGCCGATCTTCTCCAGATGCTTCAGAAAACTGGAGTCACTCCAATTATCTGCCGCCTTGTTGCGTTCGTTGACCACATCATCGTAGGTCGATGCGACCAGCTGTGTGAATGGGATAGCCATGGGGCTGTACCTCCTAATGAATAAGGTTGTCCGTCCATCTCGGAAAGGCCCGAGTCAGCCAACCCTGCACTAGGTAGCAGGCGCCCATGAATGTGGAGAGGGGCACATTCAACCCCGTGAGTATCTTACGCCTCAGCGTTCAGCGTGTCAAGAGGCTTCGACGTTCCTCCGGGCGATATGTTCCGTAGACGGCCCCACCCCCGTGAGGTCCGCGATACCGTCGTTCTCCTCCGCTTGCCTACGCAGCCCCTCGATCACCGGGAGCGACACGCCGTATTTCCTGAGAATCTCGATGGTGCTGGCGTCGAACACCACGTAGTTGCTGGTGCCCTCACCGGCTGCGCGGGAGCCTTGGTCCAGATACTTGATGCCGGGGATGCCGGCCAACTGCCGAGTAGCGGCGATGTCGTCTACCTCTCTCCCGACTGACGTATACGCATCCCCGCGATCCATGTGCGACATCGCGTTATAGGCTCCACCGCCTGTCTTGTCGTACTGCCTCCCGTACGAATCTGTCAGCGTGTGCTCGTCCTTTGACCACACACCACGAGCCTCTAAGCCTTTATCTATTTCGCCTTTCACTCTTGCGCTCTGCTGACTCAGGGGCGCGTCCCAGTCGAGGAAGTCGGCGGGATCGGCGTGGATGTTGACTTCGTAGGTGCGGCCACGCTCAGGTAGTTTTAGGCGATCCCATAAACTCCCAGCAGGCCCGGATAAGGCTACTTCCCCGCCCTCTTGGTGCAATTTCAACGCTGCTCTAATCTGTGCAGCCCCGTCATCTCCGATAGTGCGACGAGCTAAGTCCTCAACTCCAAGAGTCGTCAACTCTGTCGGCTTGCCTCCATACATTGAGGTGCCGGACGGATCATATCGGTACGTGCCCATGAGTGGGTTATTCCCCGGAGACAACGCCTCCTTATACCCCGCCGCCACCCCCTCATTCTCCGCAAAATACAGCCCATGCCCGTAGGCTTGCGCCCCCTCACCCGTGCCGATGTTCTCCGACCGGAACCGGCCCATCGGTGCCCCCGGTTCCGGCGCAAAGTCATGCGGGGAGCCGTGATACGCCTTGATCGGGTTCGCCACTCTGTTCGTCAGCACCTCGGCGGCCGCTTTCGCGGGGGTAAATGACGGCCGCACGAAGGCGTAATTTTTGTCGCCCAGTTTCGTCGCTAAACCTCTATCCACGAAGCTGTCCCACATAGATACCGCATCTGGGGTCATTTCGTGAACTGTCTCTCCAGTCATCAGCGTACGCGGCCCCGTTGAACGCAACGGGTTGCCAGTCGCCTCAAGACTTCTCGCGTTTATGTCTGAATACGCTCGCGATGCTATCCCCTGACGCTGCAACTCATCAGGGACGAGGGCATTGCGAACCACAAACCCATCGGGAGACTCATGGACGGTGAACATTGGCCCTCGTCGGGCCTTCGCTAACTCAGGCGCGCCAAGCGTGTCGTAAGCTGAGAAATTACCCTCCGGAGTAGCGAACGATCGGACGTTATTGGCCGTTTTGTTCGTCAGCACCTCGGCGGCCGCTTTCGCGGGGGTTTGGAATGGCTGCTTGGTTGCCACCAAATCTGCTGGCAATAAATACTCTATCGCGCCCTTGCCGCCCCCGACATTTACCCGCGCATACGTCTCTGCCAGTTCAGACGGCGCATCGACCGTGTACGTTGTGTGGCCTGCTACCCCGTGCCCGTAGTCGGCGGCATTAGATAGATCGTCGGAGAACAGCCGCCCTCGCTCGCTGCGGAATGAATCGTATTGTTCTGGCGTCAGGTGCTTTTTTAACCATTCACCCTGATCCCCTAAGTCGTTTGCTTCCACGCGATATAATCGCTTCGTCAGCACCCGCGCGGCGTCTTTCGCGGGGGTTTGCATGGGGGCCATCAGCCCGAGGACTTGACTCTGCGGGTCCTCGACACCTGCCGCTTTCGCCAAGGATCGGAAGACATCCTGCCAACTGGTCGTATTACTCCC